CACAAGAGTTTTCCAAACTTTTATCCTCGGTTCAAATCCGTGTATCCGCTTCCCCAAATTCTTGGGGCAACTAAATAAACCTTGTATTTGTAATTTTTAATACATTCTTATAAAAATTATGGGAGATTGGCGCAGCGGTAGCGCAGCTGCTTTACACGCAGACGGTCACTAGTTCAAATCTTGTATCTCCCACTTTATAAATACTTAAATGGAAAACTTACGCATTCGTTGCAAATCGTGCAACAGAGAAATAGAAGGACATCCAACAAAAACAGTTGCCTGTGGATGTTCAAATATGGCAACTATTCGTGGAGATAAAATATCAGCACTTGACTTATCAAGGCTTGTTATGCTAAACTCTATACATACCAAAGAGAAGTCTGGTGTTCTTACAAATGAAGACCTTGCTTTTCAGGAGGAAAGACGCCAACGTAAAGTGAAGCGTCTGGATTTCGAAGTTCGTTGAGAACTTATTTTGGAGAGAGTCCGGTTGGTCGAGGTCGCCGTCTTGAAAACGGTCGGGGGATAAAACCCCTCGCAGGTTCGAATCCTGTTCTCTCCGTTACTTAGAAAAAATGCTTTCATTTGAAAACGAAAAAGTATTTGAACATGAGCCATCGAATGCCTGAGATAAAACCTGAGCATTATATTACAGAAGAGCAGTGTCAAAAACTAATTGATAAGGCCATTGACAGGCATAATAAAACTGCTACAATTATATCAGCAGCAATCAGTTCGGTTCTTCTTTTCTTTTATGCTCATGGAGTCATTGCAGTAGTTGACAAGGTTAGTTGGAAGTGATATAGTATATGAGTTGAGAAATCAACTGCGGCATTTCCCTTTGATAGGTTCAGAAATGGCGGCGATAGGAATCTATCTTTCCGGGATTAGCGCAGCTTGGTAGCGCACTTCACTTGGGCTGAAGGGGTCGCAGGTTCGAATCCTGCATCTCGGACTTATAAACAACACATTATGAAAAATGGACAAAGAACTTAACAAATTAGAGTCATTTACTGTCGAAGAGTTTCAAGCAGATTTTGATGTTCTTTTGGAGAGAGTTGAAAGGGGAGAATCCTTTCTTATCAAAAGCGAGCACGGCAATGCAGTTATGATTCCTTATAATGAGGTTGTGCAAATACTTGAAGAATCTGATGTGAGTGATGATATAATACGCATTCACACCGACCACGAAGAAGGATGTTGAGTCAAGACCACATATAGGTCTTATATGTTGCTTCAAGGCAACTTTTATGCGAGTGAGACTTGGTAGTCAGAGGAGTTTTATAAACTCTTTCCGCCAGATTAGCGGCTTTGACCTGGTTCAAATCCAGGCACTCGTACTTTGCTCTTTTAGCTCTCTGGCGAAAGCAATCTGCTCATAACAGATAGAAGGTCGGTTCGATCCCGACAAGGAGCACTTGACTTCTCAAAGTCAATCCACTATAATACACAGGTAAACAAATCAGTCAAATGACTCTCACCGACAAGTTTAAGAAAGATGTTCAAGTTCTTCGTGCTGCTGCAAATGGAGACTTCTATCTCGATGTAAAGAATCCAAAACTCTTTAAGAAAGTTCGTAAGTATTATCAGAACGAAGGAGTAGTATTTTCCGATGATGCTCTTGATAATTATGATATTTTAATTGATTGTATTGTTCAGGACCTCGAATCGGTAGAAGTATAATGATTCAATCTAAAGTTATTCTTGAAAGGGAAGAATATCGGTTTGTTGAAAAAGGTATTATTGAACTCAACGGCAAACCTGATTATCGTCTTCAGAAAAAAGACTACTATACAAAACGATGGAATGATATCTATCTGTTTGATAATCAGATACAGTGCTTGACTGCTATGGAAGATTTTAATTATGCAAAATGGTTGGATCCTGATAGGGTTCCTTGTTATGTAAAAGAGGATGATATTCTTGAATGAGATCAATAGTCTCGGGATGACTTAAAACTCGCACTGGTCGGGACCCCCTCGAAGTCACGGATGGACTTAAACAGAACTGGTGGAGTCAAATATGACCCTATTGTTTTATTGCTTTTCTCAAAAGCAATTGGTGCGGATGGGGAATTCTTTCTCCGCCTGGTTTCCAATTTCCAGTTAAAGAATTGGTGGCGAGCCTGAATGACCTATGAGGAGAGTTGCATAAACTCTCTTTTTTTAGTATAATGTTATAAAGGGATTTATTATATGAAAATTGGTTTTAATTGTAGTTCATTTGATTTGTTTCATGCTGGGCACGTTACTATGCTCAAAATGGAAAAAGAATTATGTGATTATTTAAAAGTTGCACTTCAAGTTGATCCAACCGTAGATCGTCCTGGTATTAAAAATAAACCAGTTCAATCTGTTTATGAAAGATATATACAATTACAAGGATGTAAGTATGTTGATGAAATTTTGGTATATGAGACCGAAACGGATTTGCTTAATTTAATTCAAACACAAACATTTAATATTCGGTTTTTAAGTGAGGAGTATAAAAATGTAGATGTCACCGGAAAACAATATTGTATAGATACTGGTATCGAAATTCACTATCATTTACGAAGACATCAATATTCTTCTACTGAAATTAGAAACAGAGTTTATCTACTTGAGAAACAAAAAAGAGATGAAAAGAATGATGATCCAGTAGTAAATCAATATTCACCAGAAATTTTAGAAAAATATTCTATTAAAGATAATTAACTATGACAATTTTAGTTACTGGTGGGTGTGGATTTATTGGTAGTAATTTTATACATCATTTGAAAAAAATAACAAGTGAAAAAATCATTTGTATTGATAAAATGACTTATGCTGCTGATTATGAAAATATTTCAAATTTAGATATTGAATTATATCCACTTGATATTAATAATTCAGATTATGTATTTAAAGAAAATAAAATTAAAACTGTCTATCATTTTGCTGCGGAAAGTCACGTAGATAATTCAATTAAAAGTTGCTCCGAATTTATCAATACTAATATTAATGGAACAGTTAATCTTTTGAATCTTTCTATGAAATATAATGTTGAAAAGTTCATTCATATTTCAACCGATGAAGTTTATGGTTCAATTGAACACGGTAAATTTACAGAGACAACAACATATAATCCAAGAAATCCATATTCAGCATCAAAAGCATCAAGTGATCATTTTGTGATGGCTTTTCATAACACTTATGGTCTTCCTGCTATTATTACAAATTGTTCAAATAACTATGGACCAAGACAGCACGAAGAAAAATTAATTCCAAAGACAATTAAAAATTTAATGATGGGGAATAAAGTTCCTATCTATGGTGATGGGCAACAAATTCGTGATTGGTTATATGTTCAAGATCATTGTGAGGCAATTTTAGTTGTGGCAGAAAAAGGAAAGTTTGGTGAAAAATATAATATTGGCGGAGAATGTGAAGTGAAAAATTTTGATTTGATAAAAAATATTCTTAATATTATGAAAAAAGAAGAAGATATGATAGAATATGTGAAAGACCGTCCGGGGCACGACCGTAGATATTCAACTGATATTACTAAAATACAAACTGAACTTGGTTGGTCTCCTAGATTTAATTTAAAAAAAGGATTGGAAAAAACGATTGAATGGTATGAACGCAATAGGAACTAATCTCAAAGATGCTTATATCATTACAAACAAAAAGTTTGAGGATGGTCGTGGGTTCTTTATGGAAACTTTTAAACTGAACGAATTTGAAAAAATTACCGGTGTAAGTAATTTTGTCCAGGATAATCATTCCAAATCTTCCAAGGGAGTTTTGAGAGGACTTCACTATCAAATTGAACACGCACAAGGCAAACTCATTCGTTGTGTTTCTGGTGCAGTTTATGATGTAATTGTTGATTTAAGAAAATCATCTTCATCATTTGGAAAATGGTTTGGAATTAAATTATATAAAAATAATTTGCAACTATGGGTTCCTCCTGGATTTGCTCATGGTTTTTATACCCTTACTGAAACTGCAGAAATCGTTTATAAAACTACGGATTATTATTATCCAGAATATGATAGGACCCTTCTTTGGAATGACACTAATTTGGGAATTGAATGGGGAATAGATGGAGAACCTATCTTATCTCAAAAAGATTTGAAGGGAAAGACCTTTGAGGAATGTGAAAAATATGTTTGAAAAAATTTCGGTCTATGGTGGAACAGGTTTTATTGGAGAATCTTTTTGTAATCTTTTTTCTGATCAAATTATAAAAATTCCCAGAGATTCTAGAGAACCACAATCCAAAGACATTCTTTATTTTATTAGTACAACTACAAATTATAATGTATTTGAAGATCTTCATGTAGATATCAATACTAATTTGAATCTTCTCATGGAAGTACTTGAGTACTGTAAAAGTGAAGATATTGTATTTAATTTTGTGAGTTCTGGATTTGTTTATGGATTGAATGTAATAGACGCAAAAGAAACAGATCTTCCAGATCCTAGAGGATTTTATTCAATTACAAAACGAACAGCAGAACAATTGTTGATTTCATTTTGTGAAACTTTCGGATGTAAGTATCGTATCTTTCGTCTCACTAATGTGTATGGAACTGATAAAACAGTATCTCCAAAAAAGAATGTTCTAGCATTTTTGATAAACAAATTAAAAACTGATGAAGATATTCAACTTTATGAAGGAGGACTTGTTCTTCGTGATTATATGCATGTTGATGATGTCTCAAGAGCAATCAAATGTATTCTAGACAGTGGATATGAAAACCAAATATATAATATTGCTACTGGACAATCACGGTACTTTCGTGATATAATTCAACTAGCAGTCGATAAATTGCCGAATTGTAAGAGTAATATATTATCTTCTATTACTCCAGAATTTTACGCAAAGACGCAAGCAAAGAACTTTTCTTTAAATGTTGAAAAGTTAAACAATTTGAACTTTAAACCAACTATTTCACTTGACATTGGACTTGATCAATTATGCTTTGATATACTATAATAAATACTAGAAACAAACATTTTTTTATGAGTGAATATAAGAAAACAGCACTTGTACTTGGTGCTGGTGGTTTCATTGGAAGTCACATGGTTAGAAGGTTAAAGAAAGAAGGATATTGGGTTCGTGGTGTAGATCTAAAGATCCCTGAGTATTCTGCTACTGAAGCACATGAATTTGTTCATGGAGATCTTCGTGACGTAGATTTTGTTCGTCGTGTTCTGGAATATAAAGGTGATAGAGGAAACTTCTATCAGTCAGTTCCCTATCGTTATATTCAGACATTTGATGAAATCTATCAGTTTGCTGCTGATATGGGAGGGGCAGGATTTGTTTTCACTGGTGAAAATGATGCAAACATTATGCATAATTCTGTAACAATTAACTTAAACGTTCTTGAGATGCAGCATCAAATGAATGAAAGACTTGGTACTAATAAGACCAAGATATTTTATTCTGGTTCTGCATGTATGTACCCAGAGCATAATCAACTTGATCCCGACAATCCTGACTGCCGTGAAGAATCCGCTTATCCTGCTGCACCAGATTCCGAATACGGTTGGGAGAAACTTTTTTCGGAACGTCTTTACTTTGCGTACCATAGGAATCACGGCATACCTGTTAGGGTATCTCGTTATCATAATATATTTGGTCCAGAGGGAACCTGGGAAGGTGGTCGTGAAAAATCACCAGCAGCAATCTGTCGTAAAATAGCATATCTTCCAGAAGGAGGTGGTGCGATTGAAGTCTGGGGGGATGGTAAGCAGACTCGTTCATTCCTTTATATTGATGAATGTATTGAAGCAACTCGTCGTATGATGGATTCCAACTTTATTGGACCTGTGAATATTGGTTCCGAAGAGATGGTTACTATAAATCAACTTGTGGAAACTGCTGCTAGAGTTGCCGGAAAGGAAGTTCAAAAAAGCCATATTGATGGACCTCTTGGGGTTCGTGGACGCAACTCTAATAATGATGTAGTTCGTAAAGAACTTGGTTGGGACTATTCACAATCTCTTGAAGAAGGTATTCGCAAAACATATGAATGGATTAGTGAGCAAATTAATAAATGAAAATTACTATTCTTGGTTCTGGTGGACAAATTGGTGCGTATTTGACTGAATACTTAAAAAATAAAGGACATATTATTCATGAATTTGATATCGTCAATGGACCTTCACAGGATATGAGTGTGATTCCTAATCAATATCTTGAATTCAAAATTAGAGATTCTGATTTTGTATTCTTTCTTGCATTTGATGTGGGTGGGTCACGTTACCTTAAAAAGTATCAACATACTTTCCAGTTTATTAATAATAATATTCGTTTGATGGCAAATACTTTTGATCTTCTTCAAAAGTATAATAAGAGATTTATTTTTGCCTCATCTCAAATGAGTAATATGAGTTACTCCCCATATGGTGTTCTTAAAAATATCGGAGAACTTTATACCAAATCTTTGAATGGATTGATTGTTAAGTTCTGGAATGTTTATGGTATTGAAAAAGATTATGATAAGTCTCATGCGATCACAGACTTTATTAAGAAAGGATTTGAGACTGGTGTAATCGATATGCTTACTGATGGTCAAGAAGAACGTGAGTTTCTTTATGCAGAAGATTGTTGCAATGCACTTGAAATTATTATGGATAACTATACTAATTTTACATCCGAAGATGAATTGCATATTACCAGTTTCCATTCTACAAAAATCATTGATATTGCCAACATAATTGTGGGACAATTTAATTTGATTGGTAAATATGATGTTAAACTGCAACCATCTATTGAAAAAGATAATGTTCAAATGGATAAAAGAAATAAACCAGATACTTATTTGACCAAGTGGTGGATACCAAAAACTACTATTGAAAAAGGTATTGCTAAAGTTTTTGAGGCAATGAAAGGATACTATCTATGAAAATTTTTGTAACAGGATGCGCTGGATTGCTTGGTGCTAATTATAGTCGTCACCTTATTTCTAATGGTCATGAAGTAATTGGTATTGATGATTTATCTGGAGGATATAAAGCATTTATTCCAAAGGCAGAAAATTTTACTTTTGTTAAATTTGATCTTGAAAGAAGAAAAAAAGTTGTAGAACTTTTTGAAGAGCACAAACCTGATGTTCTTTTGCACTTTGCTGCATATGCTGCAGAAGGACTTTCTCCTTTTATTCGTAATTTTAACTATAGAAATAATCTTATTTGCTCCGCAAATTTGATTAATGAGTGTATTACTCATAATACTAAAATGATATTTACGTCCAGTATGGCTGTTTATGGAGAACAAGAACCTCCATTTACAGAAGATAAAAAACCTCAACCAATTGATCCATATGGTATTGCCAAATATGCCGTAGAGTGTGATCTTAAACTTGCTCATGAACAGTTTGGGCTTCGGTATAATATTGTTCGTCCACACAATGTTCTTGGAATTTATCAAAATATTTGGGATCGTTATCGTAACGTAATTGGTATTTTTATTCGAAAAACTTTGAACAATCAACCAATTCTTGTTTATGGTGATGGAGAACAGACTAGAGCTTTCTCTGACATCAAATATTATATGGAACCGTTTGACAAACTATTGAATGGATATGATAATGAAATGTTTAATATTGGAGCTGATAAATATTTCACCTTAAATGAGGTTGCTGAAACTGTTCAAAAAATTGGTAAAAAATATGGATACGAAGTTCCCATTGAACATGGTGAACCAAGGCATGAAGTTAAACATGCATACTGTGACCATACAAAAGCAAAATCTATGTTAGAATTTAAAGACGAAACTAACTTACAAGAATTAGTTGAAAGTGTGTTTGTTTGGGCAATGAAGCAACCAAATAGAAAAGTGAAAAAAATGGATTATGAAATTACTAAAGACATTTATGAGTATTGGAAAAACTGATGACAAATGAATTTATATTTCCTGATTGTAACAGGTATTTTAAAGAGGATCTAGAAAAACTTAGATATAAGTTTCCTGGAGTAGAAAATATTGAGAATAATTATTCTCAAGCATTTCAAGATATGTTTGCTCTCAGTATTCTTGATGGAAAAAAAGATGGAACATATGTTGAGATTGGTGGTGATCATGGTGTAATTATTAGCAATACGTATCTTTTGGAAACTCAATTTAATTGGAATGGAGTTTCTTTTGAAATTGATCCAGAAAAAGTAAATGGATATAATTCAATACGTGAAAATAAATGTATTTGTGCGGATGCTTTGACTTTTGATTATACAAAATTGTTTGAAGAAAAAAAATTTCCAAAACAAATTGATTATCTTCAAGTAGATATTGAACCTGCCTGGCAGACATTAAATGCTCTTAAAGCACTTCCTCTCGATGAGTATAGATTTTCTGTAATTACTTATGAAAATGATGCTTATAAAGATGGTCCAGATGCAGGTGAAGAAGCCATGAGAATACTTTTATCTTTTGGATATCAACTTGTAGTTAGAAATGTAGCAAATTTGAATAATCCTTATGAAGATTGGTATGTTGATCCGCAAGTAGTAAATCCAGAAATTGTTAAGAAATTTACAAATTATAGCAGACTTTCAAAGGAAAGTACCAAATGTATTTTTGCACTTTAAAAAATGTTAATTAGTTTTTCTTCGTTAGTCCATAAGTACAAAATTGATGTTAGTGGTGTAATTCATATCGGAGGTCATATTGGACAAGAACTTCCAAGTTACAAAAATTCAAATGTAGAGAATATTTTAATATTTGAACCACAAAAAGGTCCGTTTGAAAAACTTTCTAAAGTTGCAAATAAACTTAATTTTGAAAATATTACTTTAGTAAATAAAGCATTAGGTAATAGTAATAAAAATGTTGAAATGATTTGCAATGAAGATGGTCTTTGTAGTTCTATTTTAAAACCAAAAATTGTCTTAACTCAATATCCTGATATTAAATTTGATAGGACAGAGGAAGTTGAAATGATTACTCTTGATTCGTATTTTCCGATTAATCAAAATCACAGTTATAATTTTATTAATATGGATACACAAGGATATGAATTGGAAGTTCTTAAAGGTGCCTCAAAAACTTTAGAAAAAATTGATGCAGTTTATACTGAAGTAAACAATGCTGAAGTTTATGAAAATAATGCTCTCGTTCAAGAAATTGATGAATTTTTATCTTCTTATAATTTAACTAGAGTTGAAACTGATTGGATGGGGGGAACTTGGGGTGATGCATTTTATATTAATCAAAAATTTTTATGAGTAATTATTTGAATACGATCTCCCATTGGTATGGAAGATTTGGAAATAATATTCAACAAATTTGTAATGGAGTATTATTTTCAGAAATTCATGAAGATGGATTTTTTAGCCCAGAACATGAATTGATTGATCAAGTAATATTGAACCATGAAAATAAAACTATAGTCAGACCTAATAGATTTTTTCATTATAATACTCAAAATAAGGATTTTGATATTGATCTTAAATATTTTTATGAAAATATTGGTAGAGTAGCAAAAGATTATATTGTTCCCAAATTTAAATTCAAAATCGGATTTCCATTTGACGAAGATACTTTAGTTATTCATATTCGTAGTGGAGATATTTTTGAACATGAACATAATCCTCCTCATGACTATGTTCCCAATCCTCTTTGCTATTACTTGAATTTAATTGAAGAATATGATAAAGTTGTTGTAGTTACAGAAGCAGATAATTATAATCCGATAGTAGATGAACTTAAAAAAATAGAAAAAGTTGTCGTTCAATCGAAATCGGTTGCAGAAGATTTTTCAACCTTGATGAGATCTAAAAATATTGCAACTTCAGGTACAGGAACTTTTGCAGTAGCAGCTGCACTATGCTCTTCAAATATTGAAAATTTCTATTGTTCAAACTTATACTTGGATGAGCATTTGAATCCAGAGATGGTTATGAATTCTGAAATTAAAGTTCACATGATGGAACTTAATAATTATATCGAATACAAAACTTGGAAAAACAACAAAGAGCATCGCAAATTTATTTTGGAGTATATGAATGAGAGTATTTGATTCTTTTATTTTCTTTAACGAACTAGAATTACTTGAAATGAGGTTGAACATCTTGAATGATGTTATTGATTATTTTATACTAACAGAGTCTCCGTGGACAGTAAGTGGGAATCAAAAACCACTTTATTATGAAGAAAATAAACATTTGTTTAAAAAGTTTAATCATAAAATTATTCACAATATTACTAAAGAAATTCCAAATGATTACATTGATTATGTTGAAAAGAAAAAATTTCACACTCCTATGGGTGGGCGTGATTTAAATGGAACTCCATATATGGATATTCCTATTCGTTTTCAAAGAGCTATTTTCAATAGAGACAGTAGCATTTATGGTGCTATAAATTTTGGAATCAAAGATAATGATATTATTCTTACCAGTGATGCTGATGAAATTATCAACCCCTTAGTTCTTGAAGATTTGTCATGGTTTAATCCAGACAACCACTATGTCTGCCTTCAAAATGCTTTTTACTACAAGTTGAATTATTTGTATCAAAATGATTGGATGGGCACTAGAATTTGTACCTTCAAGACACTTTCAGATTATTCAGTTGATCTTTTAAGAAATATGCATAAAGATTCGTATAGAATTGAACAAGCGGGATGGCATTGGAGTTTCTTTGGTGATGCTGATAATTTTAGATTAAAACTATCTTCATATGAGCACACTGAAAATAATACTAAAGCAAATACTTCTAATGCAGAAAAGAAAATTGATAAGGGAGTAGATCCATTTGGTCGTTCTATTGAAATAAAGACTGTTCCAATTGATGAAACTTATCCAGAGTATATTTTAAATAATCAAGAAAAATACGCACAATATATCAAACCATGGAATTGATTGAAGGAGTAGAACTTTCGAGACTTTGTGATTATTCTTTTGGAGATCAATCTGGTCAATGGGGAAATATTTACACTTCCTTTATGAAGGAAGCAAATTTGTTAAATCTAGAGTTTGTAGAAAAGGTTTTTGAGATTAAAAAAATCAGAAATTATATGACTCTGTTTATTGATAATATTCGTTTATATAAGAGACATATTGTAGAAGTAAAAAAATCTGATAGACCTTATGTTGAAAATTTAATGGAAAAAAATGACTTACTCAGGTTGTGCTCAAATTTTTCAGAGATGAATTTTATAATTTTTACAAACTTAGAAGATACTCCGACAGACGACTATATCTTTGATGCAATACCAAAAAATGTTATTTGTATTAGTGCAGTAAACGCAGTATCTTATGGGGGGAAAGTTGTTCCTGCTCCATATGGACTGCAAAGAAAAATGAATCCAAATGATAGTAGAAATGAAGACATTAAAAGTGCTATGAGAACACTACCAAAAAATCCACCAGGACTTCTATATGTGAATCATAATGAAGATTCTCATATTGATAGAATGGGTATAAAAGATTATTTTGCCAATAAATCATGGGCAGAAGTTAATAAAGATAGAGTTTCCTTTTCTGTATTCTTACATAATTTGAGTCAAACAAAATTTATGATTTGTCCTAGAGGTAATGCTATTGATTGTCATCGTAATTGGGAAGTTCTTTATATGAGAAGAGTGCCTATTATGAAAAGATATCCATATCTTGAAGAGTTGTTTAAGGATTATCCTGTTCTATTTGTGGATAAATATTTTGAAGTAACAGAAAATCTTTTGATTGAGAATGATCATTTGTTTCAGAAAACCCAAGAGATCGATCTTCATAAATTGACTCTTCATGGTTTCTTTGATAAAATTGTAAATGAATTAGTATCTGTAAATGGATAAATTTGTTAGAAAAGCACTTCATGGTGAGATGGATTCTGATCGACATCTTATCTCAATATATGCGATAGCACTTGCATCTAGGGGTAAGACTTATGTTGAACTTGGCGTAAGAGAAGGTCACACATCAGAACCACTATACGAAGCAGCAAAATCTAATGGTGGAAAACTATGGTCAGTAGATCTTAATCGACCTACAGAATATGTTCCAACAACTGATGAACACAAAGATACTAAACACTATGAATTTGTTCAAAGTGATAGTATTAAATTTTTAGAGGAATGGCCTAAAGATTGTAAGATGGATGTTGTTTTTGTTGATGATTGGCATTCTTATTCTCATGTTAAAAAGCAACTTGAATTGCTTGATCGATTAGTTGGTCCTAGCAGCATTATCCTTCTACATGATTTGATGTATGGAAATACTGATCCTTTTTATCATGTTGATCTTGCACACGGGGGCCCCCAATGGGAAGGAGGTGGACCTTATCGTGCTGTAGCAGAACTTAATCCCCAATTTTGGGAGTGGTCAACTCTTCCTTGGAACAATGGTCTCACCATACTTCGCAAGAAATATAGTAACAAATATCATAGGAGATAATAATGTTAGCAGTCAGTATTCATGAACATGCTGGTCTTGGTAATCAGATTTGGAGATATGTTTCTGGTAGAGTATTTGCAGAACATCAAGGATATGAGTGGGGAGTGAGCCATCCTGGTTGGAGAGGTTCATTTTTAAATATAGACTGGGGTAAAAAAGTTACTCTAAATGTAGAGAGTGATGAAGATTTTGTTCCTAACGAAGATTTTGATCATTATTATAAGGAAGAATGGATTCATCATGACAAAGCTCCTGGAGAAATTGGAGATGTGGATAAAAATCTTTGGAATCTAAAAGATAGAATTTATATCAATGGAACATTCCAAAGAATGAGTTATATTGAACCATATAGAGATAAAATTTGTAGTTGGTTGACTTATGATGATAAGTATAAAATTTTAGATTATTCTTCTCAAGATATTTGTGTAATTCAATTGCGCGGCGGTGACTATACTACGGGACACTCTATGCTTCCTCCTCAATATTATTATAATGCAATGCAAAGAATGAAGGAAAATAATCCAAACATTCGGTTTGTAATTGTTACTGATGATCCTGCAACGGCAAATAGAATGATTCCTGGCGTTCCTGTAGTTGGTTCTGCTATTGCGGAAGAAAAGGATCAGGATCAAAAAAATATTGGATGGTATGTTTATCCTGGTGGACCCGTTTCAATGGATTATAGCATTTTAAATACCGCTAAGTATGCTATAATATCAGCATCTACTTTTGCCTTTTGGCCTATCTGGACAAGTAGTCAACTTGAAAATGTTATTGCCCCAATGTATTGGTTTGATTGGTCTCGTTCTGATGGGTGGTGGAGAATGAAAGATGGTATTGTTAGTGATGATCGTTGGTTGTGGTTAGATAGGGAAGGATATCTTTATAGCAGTGATAGTTGTAAACAGTTTGCAGAAGAGTATTATGCTTAATCTATCTAATGTAACTCTAATTTCTATTGACACTACAGATGACCTTGGTGGTACATTGAATAGTGTCTATACGAGTATGAGTGGTATTGACTTTAGTTCAATTAAAATAATTACTACTAAAGAGCAAATTGAAAATAATTTATCCCTTGTAGATGATGGGATTGTTCTTGAAGAACCAGTTACTGATATTAAAAACTATAAGGATTACAATCATTATGTGATTTATAATCTTCACAATCATGTAGAAACTACTCATTGTCTTCTTGTTCAACCAGATGGATTTGTATTGTTTCCGGATAAATGGGACAATAACTGGTTAGATTATGATTACATCGGTGCTCCTTGGGCATATGTAGAGGATGCTTATATTGATCCTTTTGGAAATCATCATAGAGTAGGTAATGGTGGATTTTCTCTAAGAAGTAAGAAGTTTCTTGAGGTTCCTACTAAGGTTGAAGTTCCTTGGGAAACTAACAATAGTGACTTTTACTGGATGCCTGAAGGTGTGGTAAACTACCATGAGGATGGAAATGTCTGTGTTCATAATAGACATATTTTCATTGGGCAAGGATGTAAGTATGCACCTGTTGAAGTTGCAGTTAGATTTTCTCAAGAAACTAGAGTTCCTGAGTGTGAAGGAGTGATCTCATTTGGATTTCACTATAGACTACCTCTTGGAGTTGAATTATCATGATCGGACATAACCACATAGGTAAGAACGGAAGACTTGGAAATCAGATGTTTCAATATGCAGCATTAAGAGGTATTGCTGCTAAACATGATTATGAATGGTGCATCCCTCCAAGTGATTTCCATAATGAACACAAGGACCATCAGTTGTTTGAAGCATTTAAACTTCCTTCAGTAAAGAATATAGAAATGCTTAGTGCAACTTATGTTGAGGAAAAGTCGTTTACTTTTGATGGAGATCTTTTTGAAAATTGCTCTGATAATTCAAATTTATATGGATTTTTTCAAACCGAAAAATATTTTAATCACATTGAACAACAGATTCGTGAAGATTTTATTTTTGTAGATGATATTTGGAATCCTTGTAGAGAGATGTTCACTTTTGATGAAGCAATTTCTTTACATATTAGAAGGAGTGATTATGTTCAAAAACAAAATTATCACCCACTTTGTTCTTTAGAGTACTATAATGAAGCATTAAATAAACTTCCTCAAGACATTCCTGTTCTTATTTTTTCTGATGATCCAGACTGGTGTAAAAAACAAGAACTTTTTCAACCAGATAGATTTTTGATTTCTGAATCTAATAATAATCTTGTTGATATGTGCTTGATGACTATGTGTACGTACCACATAATTGCAAATTCATCATTTAGTTGGTGGGGAGCATGGTTGTCTGATAGCAAGAAAGTTATTGCTCCTAAAGTTTGGTTTGGATCAGACGCCAATCTTGATGATTCTGATCTTGTTCTTGAATCTTGGGAGAGGATTTGATGAGATTTTCTGTTGCTATTCCTACCCATGATCGTGGTGAGAATGGTCCAATATGGATGAGAGAACTTTTGAATTCAATTAAGAATCAAACATTTCAAGATTTGGAAATTGTAGTTTCTGATCAGAGTAGAAATGATAAAATTTTAAATGTCTGCCAGGAATACTCTAATGACTTTGATTTTAAGTACCTAAAATATCAAGGATCTGTTCCATGTGAAAATATTAATATTGCATTAGATGAATGTGAAGGTGATATTATCAAACCAATGTTTTCTGATGATTTATTTGTAACAAGTGATGCTCTTGAAATAATTGATAAACAATATAAAGAGTTTGATTGTAAATGGGCATTTAGTGGATTTTGTGGAACTAGAGACGGAAAAACTTTTTATGATTACAAAATCCCAAGATGGACGGATTATATGTTAGAAGGTAGAAATCTTTTGAGTAGTCCTTCAGTTATTTCTTTTTTGAATACTTCAAAGCAACACTTTGATGAAAATTTGAAACTTCTTTTAGATACTGAATTTTATCACCGAATGAGGTGGGAAAATAGAATGCCACATATTATTGAAGATACTTTAGTTGCAAACAGAGATCATGATAATAGAATTAGTAGTCATCACATATCTCAATATGATGCAATAATTGAACATCCTGAAGGATCTTGGATGATTAATAGATCAGAATATGATTATGTTCAAAACAAACATAAGAACTTTTGTATGAATAGGAAATATCCAGATGAGAATTGATTTAAAAGAAGCAACATTTATTATTCCAATTCGGATTGAATCTCCCGATAGATTGAGAAATGTTATTACAACCACAGCATTTCTTTTGGAAAATTTTGATACAAATCTTCTTATTAAAGAAGTGGATTCTAAATCAGTTTTTGAAAGAAATGCTCTTCCTATTTTAAAAGATATTTTAGATGTTGAAATAAATGTAAATCATATCTTTGAAAAAAGCAATGACCCCCTATTTCATCGTCAGAGAGTTTTGAATGAAATGATTATTGAATCTGAAACTGAAATTGTTGTAAATTATGACTGCGATGTTTTACTTCCTTTAAACTCTTATCATGAAGCATATCAATCTATTCTTCATCATACTCACGACGTAATTTATCCTTACGGACAAGGAATGTATCAGAAGCAGGTAAAGGCTACAGATGAGATTGTTTCTGAGTTCTTGCAAACCACAGATTATTCAATTCTTAATAATAATTCATCCACTTCCACATCGGACTTTGGTTGGGCACAATTTTTTAATCGTAAAGTTTATATTGATGGTGGCATGGAAAATGAAAACTTTAAAGCATATGCTCCAGAAGATAAAGAAAGATTTTACAGATTCACTACATTAGACTATAATGTTGGTAGGATTAATGATGTTGCTTATCATTTAGAACATTCGAGAGGAGAAAACTCTTGGTTTAATAACCCATACATGAGTTCTAATATGGAAGAATGGGAAAAAATTCAACAAATGAACAAAGAGCAACTTAAAGAATATTATTCACGGCAGGAGTATCTAAAAAAATATGTTAGCATTTAATCAGATTGGAAATCTTGGAAGACTTGGAAATCAAATGTTCGAATTTGCAGCACTAAGAGGTATTGCTGCCAGACATGGATATGATTGGTGCATTCCTCCGTTTCATAGAAGTGGTATTGAGAACTATAGTCTTCACAATTGCTTCAAATTGGAATCTGTAAAGGAAAATAATGTAAATTACTTGGATCACTTTCAATATGTTCAAGAAAGATTTTTTAATTTTGACAAAGAACTTTTTGAACAGTGTCCAGATAATGTAAGTCTTCATGGATTCTTTCAATCTGAAAAATACTTCAGACATATTTCAGATGAGATTCGTAAAGACTTTACCTTTCATGATGAGCACCTGGAACCATGTAAAGAGATGATGGAATCGCTTGAAGGACAGGAACCTATTATGCTTCATGTTCGTCGTGGAGACCCTAATCTTACAGACCCCCGCGGATTTAATTGGTCTTATACTCAATGTGGAGATCAACATCCAGTTCAACCAGTTGAATATTATGAGAGAGCACTTGCAGAGTTTGATGATGATCAACCAGT